GCCGGGGCAGGCAATGTACGGGAAGTGTCGGAGATACCCGCCCCAGGCGGGGCCGGATGATGACCGTCAGCCGATCACGCTGAACTACGACTACTGCGGAGAATATGCGCAAGCACCCACAGATCCCACCCCCGCCGCCACCTGATGAGCCGGCGGTCCAAGGCATCACGCAGCATGCTCTCAACCAGCTGCGTGATGTGCAGTTGGAACTGGCTGAGCGCCGGATCGAAGCCCTGCGGCTCTATGTCCCGATGCCAAAGCAGGAGGAGTTCCACAAGTGCATGGCGAGCGAACGCCTGCTGATCGGCGGCAATCGGTCAGGAAAGAGCGCCGCAAGTTTCATAGAGGATGCTCGCGCGGCCACCGGACAAGACCCATACGGGAAGTATCCCAAAGAGGGCGGGAACCTAGTGATCATCGGGAGGAACTGGCCCCACGTAGGATTAGTAATAGTACCGATGCTGTTCCGTGCCGGTGCGTTCAAAATGATAAAGGACGAGACGACGAATCAGTGGCGGGCCTTTAAGCCCGGGGTCGATGACCCCTCCAAAGCCAAGCCAGCGCCGCCTCTCATCCCGCCCCGCATGATCAAAGAGATGAGTTGGGTGCTGAAGAACGCCGGCTACCTCAACAAGGCAGAGCTTACTAACGGCTGGACTATCAATTGCTTCTCCTCAGAGGGCGAACCACCACAGGGCTTTCAGGCCGACTTAGTTCACATTGATGAGGATATTAATAATGAACGGTGGGTCGGTGAGATGCAGGCGAGACTTGCCGACCGTAAAGGCCGGTTTGTCTGGTCCGCGATGCCCCATAGTAAGAACGATGCGTTGCTGGGGCTGTGTGAACGTGCGGACAAGGCCGAGGAGGAAGGGCAAGAGAACCCGATTATCAAGAAGTTCACCCTGCGCTTCTTGGATAACGCCCATATCGACCAGGAGGAAAAGAAGAAGAACATTGAGCGCTGGTCTGCCTTGGGAATGGACGAGCTTCGCATGCGAGCGGAGGGTGAGTTCACCACGGAAAGCACGCTCATGTACCCGTCGTTCAATCCTGCGGTGCATGTTCTGCGGCGCGAGGATCTACCCGGTGGTGTGGTGCCCGCTGAATGGACGCGGTATGTGGCGATCGACCCTGGCCATACAGTCCTCGCGTGCGTCTTCGGTGCCGTGCCGCCGGACGAGAAGTTCCTGCTGATCTACGACGAACTGTACATCCGCCAAGCCAATGCCCTCATCTTTGGTGACCAGTTCGCCCAGAAGGCGGATGGCCAGAGCTACCGGACATTCATCATCGACATGCACGGCGGCATGCTCAGAGACTTGGGGTCAGGCCGTCTTCCCCATGAACTGTACTCCGAGGAACTCCGCAAGCGCGGCATCAAGTCGCAGATGAGCGGGTTCGGATTCATTCCAGGCTCCGATGACATCCCGGCCCGCACGGCGCTCGTCCGGCAGATGCTGCACATCCGCGGCGACGGGTCCACCAAGCTGAAGTTCTTGGAGGGCGCCTGTCCGAATCTCATGCGCGAGATCCGCCGCTACCGCAAGAAGACCACTAGCGTCAACGGTCAGGTCTATGTGACCGATGAGCCGCAGAGCCGCGGCGAGGTTCATGCCATCCAATCGGTGGAGTACCTCTGCGCGTACGAACCAAAATACCACGCACCCCCCAAGACCTATGGTCCCGATCCTTGGTGGGTGAAGTACCTCGCGGAGAAACGCCGCAGGCAGCAGGGGTCCGAAGACAACTGCATAGTTCTCGGGCCAATGGGGAGTAGACGAAGATGAGCGATTATGTAATGCCGACCGCGGAACTGGGCGACTGGGTGTTCTTCCGTGCCCATGAGGGCGCCGATCCCGTTCCGGCCCTGGTGACCAAGGCCAGCCAGCGTACCCTGACCCTGTGGGCCCTGGCCCCCGGGTACGGCGGGACCGAGAAGCAGTCAGTCCACCATGTCACTGATCCCGGGGTGAATGAGTTCCCGGCCTGGAAGGACTACGGATTCTGGGAACACAAGCCCCAGAAGAACGCCATTCTGTCCGAGAAAGTGGCGCTTCTGGAGCGGAAAGTCGCGGAGTTGGAAGCCCGAAAACCCAAGTGAGGCACTTACCTAATAGGAGCCTTTCATGGAAAAACCCCTGCGTCCGATAGTCGCCCGCTGGCTTGAGTGCATTAAGCAAGCCACCGCCCATAAGCGTCCATTCACAGAGGACGGGGACGAGGCGATGAACTTCTTTGCGGGCGACCCGGACTTCATGTGGAAGGACGGCTACGCCCGCGGGGAGAGGGGCTACAACAAGGGCATGACGCCCCCGGCGTTTCGCATGCAGGTCAACCGTGTGTGGGAGGCCGTCCGCCTCTTTACCGCGGTGATCCACCACCGGAACCCCAACCGCGCCGTGACCCCCAAGGAGTACCCGATCATCGGGGCAGCACTCCTGGGCATCCAGCCCCAGCCGCCCGTTCCGGCCATGGGGCCTGACGGCCAGCCCATCATCGGTCCCGATGGCCAGCCGGTGATGATGCCGGACCCCGGCATGCAGATGTACCAGCAGGGCCTGCAAAACCAGCAGATGATGCTGGAGCGCCGGAAGCTGGTGTCACGCCTCTTGGAAGACTACCTCAACTACACCCCCAACGAGCTAGACCTGAAAAAGCATTCTCGGAAGGTGGTGGAGGAAGCGTTCATTAAGGGGGCTGGGGTGTGGTGGCATGAGCTTTATTCTCCACCAGGATCCCAGCTGAAGATGGCCGGCAGTTTCTACGACACCATCGACAACTTGGTCTGGGATCCCGATGCCGATGAGTTTGAGGACATCCGCTGGGCGGCACGCAAGCGGGTCCAGCCGTTGGACGAGGTGGCTGAGAAGTTCGGCCTGTCCCGCGAGGATCTCAAGGGGCACATCGAAAGCTACTCGTCCCGGGGCGACAACAACGAGCGGGGCTTTGAATACAAGAAGAAGATGGGGAAGACGAACGACCTCATCGTCTACTGGGAAATCTATTCCAAGACCGGGTTCGGTGATCGGCTAAAGAACGCCGACCAAGACCTCCGCGGCAAGTTCGACGCCTTTGGACCCAACTGCTACATCGTTGTGGCGGAAGGTGTTGATTACCCGTTGAACATGCCGGAAGCCATGCTGCAGGAAGAAGTGGACGAGACGGGCGTGCCGCAGTCCATGTTCATGGCGGCGCAATGGCCGATCCCCTTCTGGGCAGAGCCGGGCGGCTGGCCGTTCACCACTCTCGTCTGGCACGGCAAGCCAGGCTACAGCTGGCCCATCTCCATCATCCGCCCCGGCATCGGTGAGCTTCGGTTCATCAACTGGGCAATGAGCTTCCTCGCCACGCGCATCGCCACCAGCGCGCAGGTGCTGATTGGTGTGGCGAAGTCAGCCGACCCAGACCTGAAAGCCAAGATCCTGGAGAAGGACGAGGGCGGCTTTAAGATCGTAGAAATCTCCGAAGCCATCGGCCGGTCAGTCAACGACGTGATCTCGGTATTCCAGATGCCGGGCGTGACATCGGACATGTACCAGATCATCTCAGAGGTCACGGCGCTTTTCGACCGGCGCGTTGGTTTGACAGAACTCATTTACGGCATGACCAGAAATCAGTTCCGGTCAGCTGCAGAAGCACAGGTGAAGGCGGAGCAAATTTCGGTCAGGCCGGACGATTACGCAAATATTCTGGAAGACGCCCTGTCGCTGGTCGCCCGCAAGGAAGCATTGCTCGCGCGGTGGTTGATTGGCCCGCAGGACGTTGCGCCACTCCTTGGCCCTATGGCCGCGCAGGCGTGGCAGATGCACGTTCAGGGCGAAGACCCCGATTCGATTGTTCGCGAGTATTCGTACCGCGTTGAGGCAGGTTCGGTGAAGAAGCCCAACAACGCCACGCGAGTGGAGAACATCACAAACGCCATGCAGATCCTGGCGCCGATTAGCCAGGGCTTGCTGCAAGCCGGACGGCCGGAACTGTTCAACGCCCTCTTGGAAGACTGGGGCAAGGCGATGAACGTGGACGTATCGCGCTACATGGTTCCGCCTCCCCCTCCTCCGCCCCCACCTCCCGAAGGACCGCCCAATGGAAATCCCAGCTGACGTGAAGCGCGCTGGCGCTGACGCTATCGCCGCCTACAAGCGAGCCCTCCCGTATGGCGAGAGGTGGGCTGCAATGGTCGCCACGCAGACTCCCCCAGGAACATCCGGCACCGACCGGGCGTTCATGGAGCGCCGCATGAACAACCAGCAGTTGGATGACATGCCTCTTCGGCAGGCCAAGTACGTGGCGGCAGAAACCAAGAAGGCCGGCATCAACATCTCGGGCAAGCATTATGTCGGCGGCATAGCCGATGCGCGGGCGTGGAGAGATCCTGAAGCATGGGTGTCCAACAACGATGACATCCTGAAGGTCGCACACAAGCGCCGCCTGGCCGTGTCGGGCACGGTGAACTACGACCCGGGCCCGGATGCCCCGAAGCGCAAGCTGATCAGCGAGAAGATTGTGCGTGAGGAGGTGGCCAAGGCCAGGAAACTGAATCCTTCCGCAAAAACGGCAGACCTGCGCGAGCAAGTCATTTCCAAGCATGCGTACCGTGTCAAAGGGAGGAACGTGTGAGCTACAAGCTCGTCCAGTTCCGGCGTGGCACCGCCGCAGAGTGGGCGGCTACGAACCCGATCCTAGAAGCCGGGGAGATTGGCTATGAGCGTGACGTGCCGTCTGGCACGGATCCATCGGTGGATACGTTCAGCTACTCCGACCCGGCATTTGGTTCTGGTGCGATCAAGATCGGAGACGGCGTGACGCGGTGGAGCAACCTGCCGTACCTGCTCAACTCCTTGCGTTTCTCTCTCCCGTCCTCAAGCGACGTGGAGATGACAGACATCAGAACCGGAGATGTGCTGCGCTGGTCTGACGGCAAGTGGCGGAATTATTCGGAGAATCAAGTTGTAGACGGGGGTAATTTTTAATGGCTACGTTACGTGTCAAAAGGCGAGCGAGTGGCGGTGGAGCAGGCGCCCCCAGCAGTCTGGCCAACGCAGAGTTGGCCTACAATGAGCAGACGAACATCCTGTACTACGGGACTGGGACGGGCGGGGCTGGCGGGCTAGCCACCAGTATTATCGCGATAGCGGGATCAGGGGCATATGCCACCAC